ATCTGTTTTATTTGTATTTGTTAAATTAAATTGTGCGTTGTTATAATTGTGTGCCATTACTCTTTATTATCCTCATCTACTCTTTTCCAAAATTCGTCAAGAGCATTGTGTTCGCAGTTAGAACATTTGCATACAGGACATTGACCATTGTTGCTACAATGACATTCATGTTCGCAGTTTCGACACATCATATTAACCTCCAAAGAACCAAGATGCTACCTCATAATTTTCATCATTATGATAGCGTACTAGTTGATTTACAATATCTTCAAGCACTAGTTGAAAGTTTGCTTGGTTATCTAAGTCTTGATAGATAAATTCTAAATTGCGTTCACTAGTCATTAATATTTACCGCCAGTTCCCATTCCTCTATCTCTATCAGTTGGTCCTGATTTACCACTTGATCCACTACCTGATCCACTACCTGATCCACTACCTGATCCACTACCTGATCCACTACCTCCATTTGATTTACTGTCATTAGTTTTTGTTCCAATTTCTCCTATTGGAGTACCTCTTTGGAAGTTTCCTTGACTATTAATAAATCCAGGAGTGTTTCCTCTTTTAACTTTTGTACCTGGTTTTAAACCACCAGCTAGTAAACCAGATGGTGCATAACCAGTTCTATAACTTTCTTGCACTGTAGCTGCAATTTCGTTTGCTATTGCATCTCCATATTGACTTCTTATACGATCTAGTTGATTTCCATAAGAGTTACCACCCAATAATCCACTTAACATTCCTGTTGGAGTAAATTTTTGTATAGCACTATAATCTGTTAGTAAATTTGACACTAAAGAATTAGGATCAAGAACTTCTATTCTACCAGATACTGGATTTATTTTAAGGTTCATTCCACCAATACGTTCTAGACCTGATTGTGTACCAGCCATATCTCTTTCTTGTCCTCCACCACCTCTTTCATTAGAGACTGCGTTTAATAATGTTTCTATAGGAGTAAGGTCGTTAGACTGTGACATATCATAAGCAGATCCAAATGGTAAAGGAGTATAAGTTCCACCAAATACAGGAATACCTTCTCCAGATTGTAACCCTAAAGTTGGCATTTGAAATTGATTACCAACAAATCTGTTTTGTGGAACACCCCTAACAAAATCAGTTGCAGTAGGAGTATAAGTTGCAAAAGGTTGTGTGTTTCTTATTTGTTGGCCAAGCAAACCTGTTGATTGTTGTAATTGTTCTAAAAATGAATTTGCAACAGGCATTTGTTGCATTGGTTGCTGTGAACGTACAGGAGGAGGAGACATTCCTGGTCCGTCACCTGGTCCAGGTATTATTCTAGGTCCGTCTGGTCCTCCAATACTAATTGAGTTACCAAAACCAGGAAAATACTCTTTAACATTTGGATTGGGAATATTGATTCCTTGATCTCTATCGTCTATTCCATCATTATTATAGTCTCTAAACTCAGCAGTTCTTACATTTCCAAAACCTACATTTCCAAAAGTCGAGTTTATTGGCAACTCAAATCCAAGAGATCCACCTGATGTGAATGGTAACTTATTTAATATTGACATTATCTATATCCTTCTCTAATTGCTTCTACGTCAAGTCCTTGTGCATCAGACCAAGAAGTTGATGCGGGTACTTGAATGTTAATTTTAAAATATCTTGCAGATCTATGGAATGGTATTGTTCCTGTAGAGTGCATACTAGTTTGTCCAGTAGTTGATGCAGTATCTGATACTCTGTTTCTAAATGATATAGAACCAGTTGCAGACGTAGTATCTATAATAGGTCTTACATGAGTTAATAAAGACCTTCTTTGTGGAAATATCTCTGTTTCTCCTGTACCAAGTTCACAAGCTAATGTATTACCATTAAACTGTCCAAGAAAGTGTGATGTATTAAATACACCAAAACTTGTTAATCCACCTGAAAATCCAGCATCATCAAAAGATACACTAATTTGTTCTATGTTGTTTGTACCAGAAGCTGGAAAGTCATCTAATTGTTCCAGTGTTTTACCTTCTGATAAATTTTGAAACATTAATTCATGGTCAATTTCTACTACTGACCATCTTCCAGTTTCATAATGATAAACAAGTATCTTATCATTTTGTGTACTAGCTGTTAGTCCAGTACGAGATGGATAAGACCAACATATTAATTTATTTTCTTGATCTACTGATGCTCTTACTCTTTCTCTTAGATCTCTTTTAAGATCACCTTGAAAGAAACGATCTACTTTACCATTACCAATAGGTTTAGATGTGTTGCCATCAGTAACATAGAAACCATCTTCAGATAAAAAATATACAAGATTACCAACTTTAATTACATTCTTACCTTGAACAGCACCTCTGTTATCTTCAATACGTCTAAAAGAAAATATAACATTACCACCTCTGAAATCCATTCTGGTAATTCTATTCTCTTGGAATATCAAACCATACTGTCCACCAACAATACCTGTAATAACACCACCCTCAGGTAATGTTTCTGAGTCTGCTTGGTTTACTCCAACAGTCCATGATGTAGCACTATTAAAGCTAGACCATTGTACTTTGTTTTGTGCAGTAGGTTGAAACCCAGTAACAACAAAATTACCTACAACAGCACCATGTCTAAAAGTAGGAGGTGATCCACTCAATGCAGCAAAGTCAGATGATGTTCCCATAGTCCACGCTTGAGGAGCTTGAGTACCATTAAAGGCAATAACTGTTTCACCAAACTTTATAAAATCCCAATAGTTATTACTAGCTGTGCTAAATGTAGTGCCACCACTTTCATCAACAAATGAGTTAGCAGTTAGTTTGTATAATTTAGTAGCATCACCTGCAAATATAAATACATTACCACTATCATCTTTAAATGTAGCAGCTCCTTGGCATCTTGCAGTCAAAGCATTACCACTAGATGTTTGAATACTTTTCCAAGGTCTGTAACTATTTACAGCTGGGTATACATTTTTGGCTTCTGTTGAACCAGGATTCAAATGATCTGGTAAGTCAGGTAGCCATTCTCCAAAAGGTACTTGCATTATTTTACGTTATCTAAATTGTTAATATTAATTCCTGATTGTTGTACTAATGGAGTTCCGTTGTATTTGTCTTTTTGATCAGCCATTTCAACTTGTTGTAAAGCAGCCTCATACTGTGCTTTAAATTGTTGTATTGTTGTAGGATCCATTCCACGAATAAAAGTAGATGCAAAATATAATGCACCATATAAATATACATCAGGATGATTTGTTAATATGTGATTAGTTGTAGTTGTGCCATCAATACTATCAAATGCTTTATAGTATACAAGATTTGCAGTGTATGATGTATCAGGAGAAGGACTAAATCTAAAGTTTGTTCCCTCAATAGAATATGCTCTTGGTGTTCCAGAACGTGAACCACCAGCAGTGTCATATTGATGATATGGAGTTAAAAATTTTAAAGGTTCTTTACCACCACCATTGTTTATAAAAAAACTACGAACTTGCAAAAAACCAGTAGGTAGAGCTTCTGTTTCTGAGTCTACTGTAAATGATGTATCAACTGTTTCCATGTTTCTAACTCTT